GAACCAATAAATACAAAAGTTCCAAAAACAAAAGATGAACAAAAACAAGTAGACAATCTCAAAAATAAATTTGATGAATTGTTTTCTAATTAGGAGATAGTATGTGGATATTTTTAACAATATTGTTTTTCTTAATAAGTGCCTTTACATCTACATTGGTGTATTACTCTTTACGAAGAATAACACAATACGAAGAATTAATTTTAGAAATTCAACAAGTGATAAAATTCTCAACGGATAAAATGAAACTTGTAGATTCTAAAGGACATTATGAATCAGATGATGAGACAGGTTTTTTCTTTGAACAATTAAAACAAATTCAATTAGCCCTTGATGGGATATTTGAAGAGGGAGCTACAAATGACAAAAAAACAAAATAAAAAAGTTAATGATGTTAAAGCTGAAATTAAAAAAATAACAAAAAAGAAAAAACGAAAAGTTTATTTTGGGCAAGAGGTTCAAGATGCAGTTGTGGAATATAATTCATCAACTGATGATAATGAAAGAAATGTAATTTATGGTACAAGAATACATAAAGCTTTTGATAAACTTGCTGAAAATATAATTAATACTTTTAAATTTACTTATTTTGATTATGGGTTTGAAGATATTAAACACGAAGTTGTAGCCTTTATGGTAGTGAATATGCATAAATATGACCACACAAAAGGTTCAAAAGCATTTAGTTATTTTTCAGTTGTGGCTAAAAACTATTTAATTCTCCATAACAATAACAATTATAAAAAATTAAAATCTCATGATAAAATGGATGCATTGGATAGGCAACATAAAGCGAGTGGGTTTAATGAATCTGACTACATAACTTTAACAGATGAAATCGTTGAATATTTTGATAATAATATGAACACTATATTTAAAAAAGATAGAGATTTAAAAATTGGATACGCTATTATAGATTTAATGAAAGCACGAGAAGATATAGAAAACTTCAATAAAAAAGCAATCTACATTTTAATTAGAGAAATGACTGATGTGGAAACAACACATATAACATCAGTTGTTAATGTTTTAAAAAAACACTACAAAAAACTATTAAATAAATACTATAATAATGGTTCAATTTTATTCAATACCTCAAGTTCATTCTTTTAAATACTAAACCCACTTCATTGTGGGTTTTTTATTTCATACAATTTCTTACAAATTTAATATTTATATATGAATAAGTACATCTAATAGGAGGTGTTATGTCAGACAATAATGAAATATTTGAGGGAAAAACTTTCCAAGATTTAACAAAGGACATCTATGAGAACACTACAAAGCGTAAAGTTCAAATAGATTTGTTAATATCAGAAATACACGGATTCATTACAACCATAGATGATGTGGTTATGGTAGCTCCTATCATAAAAGAATATATGGATACTGCTGTTCGTAATGATGAACATCTGGTTAAATTAGCTGGTGTATTGCAAAGAATTATTTCTAAATCACAAGGTGACTCTGATGAGTCAATGTTATTAAGTGATGAGGAAAAAGAAGAATTAATGGGAACACTTCAAGATACTGTAAATGATTTACAGAAAGAAAGTGATAAACTTGAGGCTACAAAAAACAAAACAATTGATTTGGGGACTAATTAATGGGCTCTTTATTTACAACAAATGAAGATTTAACTGCAAAAGGAAATCTTGGTAAACCTATAAGTGTTCCTTATTATTTACAATTTGTGCCTGGATATTGTGCTGAAGTTGTACATTCAGAACAAAGTTTAAGATATAATGGGCCAAATAGTATAAATACAATTATAGCTCTTCCCCACGCCACTGATAAAGTCTATAAGACAAGAGCTAGTGCTGGTGAAGAATATAGATATTATCCTTTATTAAGAACAATGAATGATGTACCATCTAAAGGAGACCCAGTATTGTTGTGTACTATTGGTAAAATAAAATATTATTTAGGTCCTCTGAATACTGATAATAATAATGCTACTTGGAATGATGACCCATCATTTAGACCTGACCCATTATTTTCATTTGGTGGTTCGGATGATACTTTGGGTAAAGTGTCTCCAAGAGGGATAAGAGGAGAGGGGCCAAATTTTAATAGAGATGTAACTTATGATAGAATGGCTAAAAGAAGAAAAGAAGAATTAGATTATGGTAATGCTATTTTTGAAACAACTGGTGATACATTGATTGAAGGTAGGCATGGAAATAGTTTAAGAATTGGAAGTCGTAGTAATAATCCATATATGTTTATATCTAATAAAAGAAATCCAAGTAATAAGTTTGAAAGTATAAGTGATGGTAGTTTAATCAGTATAACATCGAATGGAACATTAAGACAACATTTTGATGGCCTTGTTGATGATGATAACAATGATGTTGAATTTGGATTATCAGTTGATAGTCTAACCAATTCATCAAATACAATAGGTGATGTGTTTACTGATTTAAATGGTGGTAGTGATATATATCTTTATGGTTCAGAATTTCAAGATAAAGAAGTAGTTAATGAAGATGGAACAGGAACTGTATCCACCATACAAAAAGGTATTGATGGTAATCAAATATTATTTCATTCAGATAGAATAACTTTAAATTCAAAACTTGATGATATTTTTGTATCATCAATTAAAGACATACACATTGGTGCTGGTAGACATTTAACATTTACAACAGCTGGAGGGGATGAAGTAAATAATACGGATAGTGTTATTTTTCAAACATCAAATTTTAATATCGGTAATCCTTCAAGAAAAGATATGCAACAAATGGTGTTAGGTAATGATTTATTCGATGTATTACAAACAATTGTTGAATTTATGGGTAGATTACAGGTCCTTACAAGTTTAGGTATTCAGACACCACTTACTGTTGGTAAGTTTGCTGGTGATATATCACCCGGAGAACCATTAGCAGTTGCAATTCAAAATGAAATAATACCAATAATTGAAACTATGTTGAGTGCTAAACATAATATAGAAAGTAATACATAAAAATAAGAGGTAATTATGAAAAAGAAAAAAACAACAAAACAGATAATCAGACAAATCGTTAGAGAAGAAGTTGCGATGGCTATCAAGGAAGTGATAACTGAATTAAAACAACCAACTCAATCTCAACCACAACCTAAAAAAATAATTGAAAAAAAATCATTTACAAATAATTCAGTATTAAATGATGTATTGAATGAAACAGCTAATGGAGATGATTGGAAAACATTAGGTGGTAAAGAATTTACAACTGATAGAATGAGTGAATTGATGGGTAAACAATATGGTGATATGATGAATAAAAATACACCACAAGCTGTTCCATCAAGTGACCCAATGAGTCAGTTTTTAAATAAAGATTATAGTGAAGTTTTAGAAAAAGCTGAACAAAAACAAAAACAAAAATACGGAAAATAAATAATGGGATTAAGACAAAAATTAATTGATGCTAAAGTAGATGCATTACAAGAATCATTACAAGAATCTATTGAATTAGATACGAGTGAAAATTCGGCTATTTATTTAGAAGCTGACTACACTGCTAGAGCTATTCTTGAAACATTGTCTGAAGCTAACTTAACTATAACAAAATTTAGAGCACCCGTTGTGGTTGAGAGTTTAAAAACACCTGACCAAGTTGTAAATATTAAATTAGAAACATTGTTAGGAGATAAAGCTCCTATTTTAAAAGCTTTAAGAAAACTACCAATACCAGCTATAGGTGAAATTGTAGATAAATTAGAGAGTGAAATTGAAAAGGCCATAAGACCTTTATTACAAGGTGGAGCTGCTTTGGCTGGATTAGATTTAGGAAAAGATAATGGTGGTTTGGATTGTGTTGGTTATGTGGTTATTGGTGAAGACCCGGACTCTGTGGAAAATTTTGATGTTGAAGATGAAGATGGTCAAAGAGATAATACAACTGTAAATTTATCACTTGAAGACCTTGAAGGACTAATGTAATGGCTATTAAAGATATATCAAAAAAACCTTTTATTCAAGACAATGATACCAATGTTAAAGTTGGTATTGATTTACCAATTCGTAGGGGTGCTGAACAAGATGGATTTTTTGCAACAACTTCAACAACCATTGAAGCTGTAAAAAACAATATAAGAAATTTGTTACAAACAAATGAGGGTGAAAGATTTTTTCAACCAAACTTAGGTTTAAATTTAAGAACATTGTTATTTGAACATATCACCAATGAAAATTTAATTGGTGTACAAGATGCTATATTAGATAAAATAGAATTTTGGTTACCTTTTGTTGAAGTAAGAGATATTCAAGTTTTAAGTAGAGATAACAATACAGATGTAGGAGCAAATGAAATAAGAGTTAAAATATTATTTAACATTAAACAAGACCCAAATACTTTGGATTCTATCACTTTAGATTTTAGTAGTGATATATCAGAGATTGAATCAAATACATCAAGTGGTGGTGGATATTAATTGGAGATAACAAATGCCAAATTATGGTAAAGAAAATTTTAAAGAATCAAATGTAAATTATTTAAATAAAGATTTTGGAGCATTAAAACAATCATTGATGAATTATGCTAAATCTTATTTTCCAAATACATATCGTGATTTTAATGAGACATCACCTGGTATGATGTTATTGGAAATGAATGCGTATGTTGGTGATGTGTTATCATTTTATGTTGACCAACAATATCGTGAAATGTTATTACCTTTGGCTGAAGAAAGAAGAAACATAATCACAATGGCTAAGATGTTTGGTTATAAAGTAAAACCAATTGTTCCTGCTTATGTTGATTTAACATTTAAGTCAGATGTAAATGTAAGTAGTGGTGATGCATCAAAAGTAAATTATAATCACGCGGGTGTATTTGATGCTGGTATTGGGGTAGTATCATCGACTGATTCTAATATTACTTTTGAAACATTAGAACCAATTGATTTTAGAATTGAAGATGACAGTGATACTAATACAATTGGCTCTACAAACGCTATTAGTGGTTTAGCAGAAACTTATACTTTATCAAGAACTGTAAGAGCTATGAGTGCAACTCAAAAAACAATTACATTCCAAGTTGGAGTACCTGAAAAATTTAAAACATTAATCATACCTGATACAAATGTTATTGATATTATTTCTTGTGTGGATTCAAATAATAATAATTGGTATGAGGTTGACTTTTTAGCACAAGATAAAGTTCCAATTCAAATTCACTATACAGACGACATAAATAGAGCCTCAGCATATGCTGATGCGGAGGGTGGATTGGATTCAGGTACTGCTGTTCCTTTTTCATTAACTTATATTAATTCACCAAAAAGATTTACTCGTGAAACAAATCAAGACAATACAACTTCATTAGTGTTTGGTAATGGTGTGTTGAAAGATGGTACAGATGGTACTATTGACCAGGGATATATTGATATGGAACAAGTTGGTATTGTAATACCTGGACAGACAAATGATTTAAATCAATCTATTGACCCATTATTGGGTAATGAATATTCAACACTTGGTGAAACACCAAACAACACAACTTTAACAATCACTTATCGTGTAGGTGGTGGGATTAATTCAAATGTTCCAGGTGTAGATTTGACAACTGGTGTAAGTGATATTACAGCTATTACACCAGCTCTTGGTACTGCAACTTTAACAAGTGTAACAAACAATAATCCAGCTCGTGGTGGTAAGGATGAAGAAGATACAATTGAAATAAAAGAAAAAGCCAAAGCATTTTTCACAACACAAAACAGATGTGTGACTAAAGAAGATTATGAAGCTAGGGTGTTAAACATACCAAGTAAGTTTGGAAACATAGCAAAAGCATATGTGACAAGAGAAGCTCCTGAAATTCTTGGTGATTCTAATTTAACACAATTACAAAACTATTTTAATGATATAGATAGTGGTGTTACTTTTTTCCGAGACTACCTTAATTCACCACAATTTACATTAAATTTAAACAACTTAATCAATGGGACAGGCAATATCGAAACAGTGATTTCTGGATTGGATGCCATTCTAGCATCAGAGATTGACGATATTGAACAACCTGATATAAGTAATTTAGCTAGAGAATTAGAATTAGGAACAATAAACATTTATGTATTGGGATACAATAATAAAAAACAATTAGTTGGTAACACTCATTTCAGTAGTGTAGGCCTACCAACAACTTTAACATCAAACATAAAAAATTATTTAGAAAACTTTAAAATAATGACTGATACTGTAACAATCAATGATGGGTACATTGTAAACTTTGGCGTTATATTTGATGTGGTTGCTGAAAAATATGCAAACAAACAAAAAGTAAAATTAGATTGTATTCAAAAAATTAAAGATTATTTTAGAATAGAAAACATGCAATTCAATCAACCAATTTATAAAAGTAATTTAGAATTTGAATTAATGGGTGTAGAGGGAGTTCGTTCTATTGGGCATGTAACCCTTACTCAAGATTATGATTATTTTTATTTAGAAGACAGTGGTGATGGTGAATCATTAACTTCACCCACATACACATATTCTCGTGAAGGAGATGAATTTATAGACCAATCAGGTGGAGAGGGAACAGCTGGTTATGGTTTTAAATATAATTTTGCAACTGCTCTTTCAGATGATGGTACAATTGTATTACCACCAACTACAGATAACCCAGCTGTATTTGAATTAAAAAATCCAAACGAAAACATAGAAGGGAGGGTTAGATAATGCATCATTTTATTTTTCCAACACAAGACAATTGGATTTCAAGTGGTAGTAGTAAGATAGATGGAACTTCCTTCAAAGACCAAAACTTCGGAAGAGACCAAATACTTGAAGTCAAAAAAGAATTTTTTAACACGTCATTCGACCATCAGACAAGAGCATTGGTTAATTTTAGTGGAACGGAATTTACTGAACTATCAAAATCAGTTGCTGATGGTACAATATCATCTAATGCTAAATATTATCTAAGGTTGTTTGAAGCTGAGGGTAATGCAGAAATGACTGAAGAATATAAATTAGCTATTCAACCAATCTCACAATCTTGGGTTGAGGGTACTGGTAAGTTTGGAGACAATCCAAAAACAACAAATGGATGTAGTTGGGAAAATCGTAGTAATCCAATTGGGGGTAATGCTTTAACTTGGAGTAAAGCTGATGGTACTAACAATCAAGGTGTATCTATATACTCTGTAAGTTCATCTACTCAAACTTTTTCAAACCAATCACCAGATGTAAATGTTGAAGTAACAGATATGATGAATATGTGGTTAGAAGGTAGAGGAGAAAATTATGGAATGTTAGTTCGTTTTAGTGGTAGTCAAGAAACAGATGAAACTACTTTTGGACATTTAAAATTCTTTTCAAGAAACACTCATACAATTTTTTCACCAAAACTTGAAGTCAGGTGGGATGATTCATCATTCTCTACTGGTTCATTAAATGAATTAACAATGAGTGGATTAGTAGATAACTTTTTATATATGAAAGGATTAAGAGAAAGTTATAAAGTAGGTGAACGAGTTAAGTTTAGAGTTGGTGCTAGGAAAAGATATATTCAAAAATCCTTTACTACTTCAGTTCAAACTTTGACTGGTTCATACATAACTAATAGTAGTGGTTCATATGCGATTAAAGATGTTGCTACTGATGAATTTATTGTTCCATTTAAAGATTTAACAGGAACAAGTTATACAAAACTTAGTTGTGATAGTAATTCAAATTATTTTATTCAATATTTGGATGGATTTTATCCTGATAGAGTTTATAAAATATTGTTAAAATTAAAATATGATGATGGACAAGAACAAGTGTTTGATGATGATTTTGAATTTATAGTTAAAAGGAAATAAATATGCCAGTTCCAGTAGAAGAATTATTAGATAGAATAGCCGAAGCTTTAATAGAGCACAATGGTATTGATACAACAGATGTTATAAATAATCAAAAATTTATTCTTAACGGACAATTACAATCAGGAGCGGGTGGTGATGTATTAGCACTATTTCAAAAAGATATTGAGGCGAATGTAGAAGACAATTTGCAAACTGCAGCTGACCAAATAGATGATTCTGTTGGGTTTAATATTTATATTCTTGGTCAAAATGAAAATGTAACCATAACCATTGTAGGTGGTGGACTTCCAGATGGAGGTTTACCTATTACTGATTTAGTCATTGGTGATGGTAATCCATTAAATTTAAGTCAGTTTATTCCGATAGAAAATAAAGAATCAATTGTAGATATAGAACGGGCTGAAGAATTTTTAGATACAAATATTTATGAATTACTTCCAAGTGGTGATACTCGACAATCAAGAATTATTAGATTATTTCAAGAATTAAACGCACTACTTCCACCAGAAACACCTGAATTTGATATTAATCCACAAGATGGGGCTGTTGATAGAGATGAAAATGGTAATTGGATTGGAGATGAAGAATATCAACAAAACAATAGTATATCATATACTCAAGATAATTCTGATGAAAGTAATATTGATGAGGAAGATGCTTTTGTTCATAGACTAAAAAGTACAGCCAATGACACAAATTCAACAAGAACCATTGAAGATATTTATAATACAATACTTCCTTATCTAACCGATATATTAGAAGACCCTATTTTACCACAAGATGATAGACCAAAGTATGAAAATCAATCAAGTGGATATTTACAATTTAGAAATTTAAATCAAGGTATTATTATTCGTAATACAAATCAAGAATTTGTAAAGGGATTAAATCCAAACACTCAAGATTATTTATCAACGGGTTTTACTATCACGATGTGGGTTAGATTTTTAGATAAGGTATCAGAAGGTACATTGTTTAATTTTGGAAATCCATTAAGAGATGAAAATCCATTTGGATTTAAATTAGAAACCTACGTGTTGGGTAAGGATGACCCTAATCCACATGGTGGTGGTGTACATACCACTTGGGGTGAGTTTGATATTTATTGTCAAGACAGAATAGATAATCCTGGAACAAATGATATTTATTTACCAAGATATGAAAATTCAAATACTGCTCGTTATGTTAGACTTGTTGTTGAGGATAATGGGGTATTAAGAGATTCACATACTGGTGTAGGTGGTGGACAAAAAAGACCTGACATCCCACTTTTACCTGGCAGTGTAACAAGAGATATAGCATTAGCTCAAACAACATTCATACCAGAAGACTTTCAAGAATGGTATTTCATATGTGCTTCATTCAATCCTGCTGTTGATGAGGATGGTTCATACACACCACCTTTAACCGACCCACCAGGTATAGATTTAAGTCATAGTACAAACTATTGGTTAAATCATATAGACCCAACTACAGGTGAAAGTGTTGTAAACTCAGATTACGGAAACAGATGTAAAGTGGAAATTATTTCAAAATCAGATTTACTACGAGCTCGTGGTTTTAAATCATAGGGATTTAAACAATGGCTGACGAAAATAATAATAATAAAATAAATCCAAGCGGACTTACAAATAGAACTGAAGAGGGTGGCTTTGGTGGTATTGGTGATGGGGAAATAACACCAAGACCTAGACCTAGACCGAGACCTAATGATGGTCACAATAATGATGGTCATCATCATCATAATCATAAACATAATGGTAATGGAAATGGTTTAGGTGGTTTAGATGGAGAAACTGGTGATGGTGATGTTGCTGGAGGTGGTGGACCAGATGGTGGTGGTGGTAATCAAGAATGTTTCGTTGCTGGAACAAAAGTCAAAATGTCAAATGGTTTGGAAAAAAACATTGAAGACATTAAAATTGGTGAAAAAGTTCTTTCTTACAATGTTCATACAAAAAAATTAGAATTAAAAAAAGTAACTAAATTATTTACACAAGTACACGATTTAGTTGATGGTGACATTACTGTTAAAACAAAATTCAACAATGGTGTGGAAACTCACAACACAATTGCAAATCCATTTTGGTCAAAAGATAAAGTATTCGTAGCAGCTGATGCTGAAAGATGTAATAGATTACATAAATGGGTTAAACAAAGTAATAAAGGAAAAGACACCGAACAATTAAAAGTTGGTGATACATTGTATCATTACAATGGTGAAGAATTACAAGAAGTAATGGTTACTGAAATTGAACACATTGTAGAACCATACATTAGAACATATGATATAACCATTGAAGACAACCATACTTTTTTCGCTAATGGTATATTGACTCATAACTCCGGTGGTGATGCAGGTGATACTCCTGATGACAGTATTAATACTTATATACGTGGTTGTTTTGACCCAGGTGCAGATAATTACTATTGTGATGACCCCGACATCCCTACCCCTTGTTATGAAGGTTGTCCACCTGATGCTGACGCATGTTTAGATGATGGTAGTTGTACATATGGTGGAGTAGATACTACTTATTCTGACGCTCCTAATCTTTTATGTTGTCTTTCAAACACTCACGATGGAACAGTTAGATACGGTGGTGAATTTCCATTTAGTGATGTGGAAAGTATTACTGAATTATATTATGGTGATAGTGAACTTAATGTAGGAAATGTTTATAATGCAGAGGCATGTAATCAAGTAGATTGTAGTATTCAAGAATTTGATGATGAACAAAATTTAATTCCAAAAGTACACTTTGATGGTCATTGTGTTAATTCATTAGGAACACATGGTAGATTTGGACACAATATTGTTTTTGATTATTATTATGATACAATTCTTAGAAACTTTGATTATAATGATGAAGGTGAGGGTGATATTACAACCCCATCACTTTACCATTATCCATTTGTTAGAACAAGGTTTGATTTTGATGATTCTTCAGAAAGCAATGCTATAGAATATAATAGAGATGTCGAAAACGAGAATAGATATTTTGAACCAATTACTCATACGAGTGTAGTCGATGAAGACACATGGGATGATTTTAATGATGGTTTAAATAATGGAGATAGTGTTATATTTGGTGATGCTGAATATGATATTGGAGTACTTAATGAAGTATTTGATAGATTTCAAACTGGTGTGGATAAGGACGGAACTGAATTATATAATTTACCAATTTATAGAGAATTAAGTTGTCAAGATATTGAAAATAATGCGGGTATTGTTGTAGGTGATTATACTGGAAAAAAAGAAGATTATGATTTAGGGATAGGTTTTACCAAGTCACCATTTAGTTCTGGAGACATTCCAGAAGTTGATAATGAAACATATACATTAGGTGACAGTCACTCCAAAGGTATTGATTTTTGTGGTGGTGATGCATTGGTTACTGAAGCATTTCAAATTTTATTTGATAAACCATTGTACTTTAGAATAATAATGAACATATTTGCAAATCACCCAATAGAAACATGGTTTAGGTCTATTACTGAAGATACTCAAATTCCAAATCCAACTGATGGTTTTGGACTTGATAGTAGTGGTGTTGACGACATTATTGCTACTATAGAAGGTGAAGAATATATTAAAGATGTTTTTATAAATGATGAAAAATTGAACAGAGATGTATTGATAAGAATTGGATTCCCCTTACCACCAATTTCATTTAATGAAATGGATTGTGCTGGTATAAGAGGTTCATATCTTCAATTAGTTGATGAATTTATTGGTGAGGTAGAAGCACTAACATTTTTTGCTGATTTTCAAATACCAAATGTAGAAATTGAACCAACGATGAAAAATGAATTAGATGTATTGAGTGGAATTGATTTAAGAGAAGATGGATTAGATGCTTGTAGTCATATAGAATTTATGACTTTACCAGGTGGTAACGCGGATGGTGATGGAATTTATTATACAGGTAATGACATTCCACCTATTTACTTTGATGCTCCATATGATGGTAATGTGGGTAACACTGCAGCAAATGATATGACAAAAGAAACTTATGTAAGAACTTTTGATTGTAAAACTGAACTTAATAACAATATACAATTTAGTAAAATGAGAGCCGTGTGTAAAGATGGTTCATCGGTTGAAATGGCACAAGCTGGTATACAAGGTAATGGGTCTGTAACTATAGATTACGAAGACCCTACTGAAGCATTTTTCAATACAGGTGTGGAAGCTTGTAATTCAATATTAAAATTAAATTCAAGTCAAGAACTATATTATTTATCAGACAATGATGGTAAAGAATCATTAGGTATTTTCTTTTATGATAGTGAAAACAAACTATCTGAAAATTTTATTAATGATAAAGATGAATCATTTGAACAATATGTTTATAAAAATGGTATTAAAAATGGTAATGGACGAGATGTTGGATATACCTATACAGACGCGTCTTGGAACAATTTGGGTTGGGGACAAATTTATGAAGCTGAGAATTGGACTTTAATTGATAGCGTTGCAACGGACTTTAGTTTAAACCATTATTCAAATAACATATCACCATATTGGAGAGCGAGTTATTTAGAATGTTTTTCACATAATAAATGTATTGTAGTTGATACTTTGAAACCACTTATACAAAATGGTGTATCTGGATATGACCCAAGACAAGGTCTTACTACTTTTATAGATAGAGATGATTTACCAGAAATTGCACGAAGAAAAAAACAAAAATTTAAATTATCTTTTATGATGAAAACAATTGACTTAGGTGTTGGAGTTGATTTAAAAAATACAGGTATACATACTGTTTTAGAATTTGATAATTCTAAGGTTAGTAATCAAAATAAGTCATTTGCAGAATCTAAAATAGAAACAAAAGAATATAAAACTTCACAATGTTCACCATATGGTAAAAATCCAAATCATTATTCTGCTATTTTGACTGAAGACAGATATTGTAAACAAACACGAGCTTCATTTACAAATAATAAAATAAATGAATGGCAAAAAATGGAGTATGTGTTTGAAGTTAATACCGATAATAATCTTAATTCATACAAAGGTATAAATTTATATTTAACACCTTTAGATTATGCAAAATTTGAAGGAGATTTGTATACTGAAACAAATGATGATTTATCTTATTTAGAAGATAATGCTTCTGTGATTTTAATAGATAATGTTGAATTTAAAGAAGCTTATGATTTTCATCCAGATGTTGACGTGAGAAAGAAAAAAGGAACAAATGATTATGGATTAGTAAGTTTAACAGAATATTATGATAGATTTAAACCAACTACTAATCCTGATAAAGTAATAGAAGAATTTAACGATACAACTGCGCCATTGGAAGTACAATTTTATTTTTATCCAAGATTTCCATATGATAATACATTATCACCAAATAGAGAAATACTTTTAGAGGAATTTGAATTTAAACAATTTTATATCTCTGATGTGGATTGGGGTGATGGTTCACCAATTGAATTTACAACTGAACCAAAAAACATAGGAACAGATGTAGCTGTTTATCATACTTATGAAAAATCTGGAACATATGAAGTACAAGGAACTATGTTTATAACAGTAGCTGAGGAATACTCATACTCACTAAATCCTGGTGATAGAGAGTATAATGGTAATTTAGGTGTTGGTTATAATAAAAAATTTAGGATAAAAATTAACATTAATGAGGGGTTAGATGAAGACTTTACATATTTTGGAACTGATGGTTTTTCATTTATTCCATATAAAAATACTTTACCACTTATAGGTGGATATTCAGAACAAAGTATTTATTATAAATCTTTAAAAAGAAATCTTGGTATTATTGATACAACTACATTTAATAATTTATTAGTAGAAAGTGAATTACTCACAAAAGATTTTCACGGGTACAACGGTACAGATGGAGCTAATTTTACTACACCAGCTATAGAAGTGGAATTAGGTGGTGAAGATGGTTGGTATAAAACTCTTAGAGTAAATGAATTAACAGGTAATACAAACACAGAATTTCTTATGAGTAATAATGTTCCTGTAATTCCTGGTGTTACATATGTGGAATCATTTGATTTAAAACATGATGGAACAATTGATTCATTGGATATAACATTTTGGAATAGTACTAATGAGCATCGTGAAGTCTCTGCAATAATTGAAGATTTGGGTATTGATAATGATGGTAATTTTCATAAAAGAGTTTCAGCACAATTTACAACTGAAGATGGTGATATTAAAATAAGAGCTATTGATTTTAAAAATGTTAATGATGATATTGATGGAGATTTTACATTTTTAGCAGTTAAAAATATTAGGTTTTATTCTTTAGAAGATTTATCAAATACTTCATTAGTGGATGTTAATTATAAACGTATATCAGATAGATTACAAACAGAGTTAGCTTTTCAAAAAATGGATGATTCATATAATGACAGTGGCGCATTTGATATTTTAAATTATTATCAAACACCACTTGAAATAACTGAAAATACATCGGATGAATATTTAGCCACTTTACCATTTCCAAGATACTTTCAAGAATTTGATATACTTGATGAAAATGAATTAACTGTTGAAACATATAATAGATGGGTTTTTGAAGGAAGGCCTGATATAGCAGAAGTTGTATTACACAACATGTCAGAAGAAAGAGCTCAAATTGGAATTGTTGGTATTAAGAATATAGGAATGGGTTTTAATGTTACATTGGTTAAACCATTTGATGATTATAATTCTATGCCACTTAACTATGAACTTTTTGACCAACCATTACTTGAACTTGCTATTAGTACTTATGCTTGTGCTACAGTTTTTGGAGGTGATGGTGATTTCAATGGTGGTGATTATGCAGTAACACAAGCAGTTGGTACAGCTATTGATGATGATGGGGGTGAATGGGAAACATTTGATTGTATAGTGACTAATATTGATGAAGAGAGGAATGTAAATTTACCCACAATAAGTGAAAGTGATACTTATAATCCACCTGAAGTTTATATAAATCCAACTATAGAAAGACAAACGGAACAATATACTGGAAAACAATTTAGTTCACTTAAAGAACAACTTGGTAAATCTATTGGTGATTTAGATATTACAAGTATAAAATATTATGATACACCAAAATCCATATGGGAATTGCTTGGATTTGAAGAAGAAGATTTAGAACAAATTGGAACACCCGATAATTCAAGATATTGGAAAAACATTATTCCTGAAGATTACTCTATTTATAATAGAGAGGGTATTAATATTAATTCATCTCCAATAATAGACCCAAAACCATTTTATGAATTTGAAGAAATATTATCACCTGAATATTTTTCGGGTGATGTGATAGGTCAATTGGTATGTGCACAAGGTGATGAAAATTGTCAAAGTAAATATGTAAATGGGGCTGAAGCATATGCTGAAGCTGCTGGTGAAGGTTTTAATTGTCCAGGTAGTTATAGTACTGAAGAAGGAACATTTTGTAACAACATAGATAAAATATACCCTAATACAAATTATAATCTTATGACATTTATACCAGGCACGGTTGAGTTTTGTCACCCATTACTTGGATGTACAGGATTTGATAAAGGTGAGGGAATTATGTTAGAAGGACCAATGAATTATGACCAAAATGATTTCAACGTAATTTATACTGGACCATTTATGAGTTTTAATATTGTTAGTTTTGCTATGGTAGTGGATACTTATTCACAACAAGAGTGGTTAAATAATTATTACTATCCTGTATTACCAAGATATGGACTAGATGGAAAATTCATTGAAGATGATTTTCCAAATGACAACATTCCATTTTCATTAGAAGGAAATATAACTGATGAGTATGAAAAAAATCAAAACTTATTAACAAATTTATCAGTAGATATGATTGATACAAATGTTTTAAATGATGGTAGTGGAGAAAATAATAAAGGATTTGTTATATCTGATTATAAACCAAAGTCTGATATTGAAACATTGGAAAATAAAAAAATAAAAAATATGATTGTAATGAAACATAAAAAGTCTAATGGGGCGTTTTAATGGCCAAAATACAACAATTTAAAAATAAACCAACACCATATTCATATGGTCAGTATTATTATGATAATGATGATATGGATACTTTTCAACCTATTGAAGAATCAGATAGTGTTTTAAAACCAATTGATAAATATTCAGATAAAAGTTTACACTCAAGTGTTACTGCGGATTCCACAAGAGACTATATTGTACAAAATCAATTAAGAAATGTTGGAGTAAGTGGAATAAAAATAAATGATTTACAAGTAAGAGAAAATAGTACTAGTGATGAACACATAGATTGTGATTTTCGTGGTTTTATTTGTGATAGAAAAACTTTTGATTGTTTTGATAATAATAATGATATAAGAGCATATAGAACTATTGAAGATTTTTTTATTGGTGGTGGTGAAGGAAGTTCAGAAACTGATGATGGTATTGAAACAGCGCGTTGGTTTAGACTTCAACCAGGTAATATATCTAATAATGACCATCCTAAATTTGATTTTTTACGAGACAAATATATTGTTAAAAATCTTTCACCAGATATAACAGAAAATTTACAAATACAAAGTGGTGATTATTTAGATGATTCAGAAATAGGATTAAAAGTAGGTTTAGATAATTTTATTTCATCATCTGTTGATAATTGGGATACTTCAATAGCTACAAATACTTTCAGTGCTTTTCAACCGAAGGATGATATTCTAATTCCTGAAGAGAGACTAACAAGTATTTTTCAAGAAGATGGAAAAACTGGTTCTGAAGAAAATTATATACAAATCGTCACATGGTTAAAATCAAATAAAAGTGGTCGTAGTAGAAGAAGAAGATTTTATGTTTTAAAACTACGTCCAAGAGATTTTATAAATACATCAACATCTCCAGCTTCACCTGGTGAGTTGTCAGGAGAACCAATTGTAGTTAATTCTGACGACACATCACTTTTTGTAAGAGAAGGCCATCCAGACAAATCAAATGATGAATGTGATAAACCTGCTTGGTATATATCAAATCTTTCAGTTACTGTTACAGTTTCACAAGGTGTAGCAGCTGATGACTTTAATAATTTAGACCAGGAAATTATCGGCAAAATGCAAGGTAGAAATCCAATTAAAGAAAATAATTTTGATGTAGATTTCATGTCTGTTAATATTTTTCAAGAACCTTTTACATCTGCAATTTCTAATAATTATCTTTGGAGAAAAAACTTCACACCATTTTCACAAGTTACAATCAATAACAGATTGGATAAAAACTTACAAGGATTTAAAACTAATGATTTAGATAGACAAATTTGTTCATCACCGACATTTGTTAATTTAAGAGTTGATGTTGCAGAATATAAACAAGCCGCAGAAGACAATAGTGTTTTTATAGAAAAAGGTTTTGCAGAAAACATATCACCACATTATAAAGTTTGTGTTGTTCATTGGAATGATATAGATGATGAATTTACATCAGTTCAAAATGTATTTGATAAAAAACCTACTGATATTAATGAAATCACAGCAGCTCAAGATAACAATACATTTATTTTTAAAGATTATTCAGAAACTTTTAACCATAATTATACCACACCTGGTATTAAAAAAATAAAAATATTTGTTTTTAATTATATACCATATAAAAATGATAGTTGGGATAATAGTTATTTAAATTCTCAAATTCCACCATTTAATAAAATTGAACCATTAAGATATAAATTATTAACATCAAGAATTTATTTAGATATACCGATAAGTGAATTTGAAGACTTTGGTGAATTGGGTGCAAAAGATTATAGAACATTGCCTTGGCCTTATACTACACCTGTGATTGGTGGTGTAAGTAAGGATTCAAAATATTTAAAATCAATTGATGATATATTGGGTGGAGGTAAAATAGGTGATGCGGATATTATTGATGAAAGGCTTTTACAAAACGCTAAAGAAAATGATGAACTTGGTCAAAACATAGAACAAATGGATTTAGAACAAGTAAGATATTTTAACACTGGTAGTTATAATATGAATAAATTGCTAGGATTATCAGAAGAAAATTTAATTGTTCCATATCCAAACCCAACTTATTTAGAAGAAGATTATTTAAAAAACTTACCTTTTCCTATATACTTTGACCAATTTAATGTTAGTGGTGATAATTTTTTAAATGATACTGATGTTGAGATTTGGATGAATGAATATGGAAGACCCGACATAGGAAATCAAATAACTGCATATACGAATCAAATTCAAGCATTTGATGAAGCTTCAGGTGATGAAGAACAATTACTTGGTCAAATTTATTTAAGACACCAACAAAATAACTTTGATTCAGACTATTGGTGGGTTCATTATTGGGCTGGTGAATTAGGAGGGGCATTACCCTGGAATGAAGCTGGGGGTGATAGTCCTGCTACTTATTGGGGGCTTGAGTTCAATGACGATGGTACAGTAGCTACTGAACAAGAAAGTGATAGAAATACATACCAAGATTTAGGGTTAAATGATTATACTGAAATAACACCACAAAATACATGTAATTATTATTTTAAACATCTTGTAAATGATGTAACTCAAGTAGTACCTGTATTCAATGAAGAAATTCAATGGGGTGCTGGTGGTTCATATTATTCTGGATTTAATTGTATTACACCAAAAGAAAACTTATTATATCCATATCCATTTCTTAATTATATGGGATTATTTTCAAGTGAAACATTTTTAATACAAGAGTCAGTTGACTTAGATAATAATTATTTTGACCAAGATGAATACACAGAAATATATTGGACTGAAGATGCAGAAATGACATATACGGATTCTATTACAAATTGGGATGTGTACAATGAAGGTCATCAAAATTGTCAACACGATGGTGAACCAGACCCTAATGATTTTATGGTGGTAAATTCTGAAGATGGTGGAAGTGTAAGTTTTATAAAAACAAGAAATTGTTACACAACTTTAAGATTAAGTTCTAAAGAAGCTCTAATTCAACCTAACAAAACATATAAAATTGAATATAAACTTGAAAATGGAGCTGATGGTTATGATGAGGATTTAGGTTTTAATGATAGTGGAGGGACTTTCAATAGTTGTCGTCTTACATTAATGGGTGCCGATGGTGTTGTCGCTCCCTGGTATAATGATAACTCAACTGAGTTATATCCATCTGATAATATTCAAACAATTGAATTTATTGCAAAAGATGGTGTGGATGATTTTGATAATGAGGTAATATTCCCTGCTAAATTGGTAATAATATCAGATAGTGTATCAAAAACTACATTTAAAATAAAAAGTTTAGTAGTTGTAGAGGAAATAAATATTGAGGCTCAATTACTAAATATAGAGAATTTTAAAAATACACAATATTTTGATGACCCTATGTATCTACTTGAATCATATAATTCACAAATATGGAATGGAGATACAGACGAAACAACTTTTCCGTTGGAAAGTTCAATCGGACAGATATTTATAAGTGATAATCAGGACAATGATTTAAAACAAAGTTGTAAATTAGAATTAAATACTGGTGAGTTAACTGGAAAATCTATCGATGATTCTAGTGGTGAGATAAATAAAGGTTTATTAATTGGAGATTATAGAATTAAAAAGAATCAAAAAAATAGAAGTATGATAAAAAATTCACAAATAAAACTTCCAAAGAAAACTGGAAATAAAAATGGAGCATTGTAATGCCAGATTTTGAATTTGAATTTAATCAACAAGATAAAGAATTGGTTGTTACTCAAGATGATGCATTTCTTACTGAAGAACATTACATTAGACTAACTGTTTACCCAACAGAGGCTATTAACACTATTGTTGATTTACCAAATAGTGATAATGGTATAGATGGAAAAGCTATTTTCTTTGCTACATTAAAAACTTCAGCATATGAAGTAAACATATCACCATTTACAGATAATCAAGAAAATTTAATTGATACAATTGTTATTGGTGATTATTATCCAGGTAATAACACAAGTAATCCATATCAAAATGATTTCAAAATATATAAAAATCCTGATGAAACTGTTTATTTAAAACCAAATGAAATATTTAACAAATTTGAATTACCACAAGGTAATTATAGAATCCAAATTGATTTTTTAAAACAAGAAGAATATCTATTACCATTTGTAATTAAACAAATTTCAACTTCAAGAAAAGAAGTTAGATTAAAAGTATTAGATACCTCTATTACAAATGACTCACCACTTGCGGGCCCGAATCTACAAACACCACTTATTGATTCATTAATAAATGAATTTACTGACAATACGGGTGTTTACCAATTCAAACATGTATTAAATATTGGAACTGGTGACCACATTCCAATAATGAATTATCAATTTGATGCATTGACGGATGGTAAAGATAATCAATCCTTAATATTAAAACTTTATAATGCAATACCAACTACAATTTCAACTACATCACCAGTCACTATTGAGAGGGAAGTTTTAACCACACAAACTCAAGACATATTTTATTTTTCTGAAGTACCTGATGTTTTCTTCGGCGATGGATTAGAATCAGACGCACAAGAGAATTGGATTAATCCTGATGGTAATGATGTAGAATTTCAAAATTATAATGATTTAACTGGTTCTATTGATAGTGGTGTTATTGAAACTTTAATATCATCTAGTGGATACAATTATCCAAATCTAAATACAGACTTTAGGTTTTTTGAAAATCACACATTCTTTGGTTCGGCTAAAAAGAAATTAGAAAATTTTAAAACAAAAGTAGAAACCATTCAAGGATATTATTCAGATATATCAAGTTCATTGTCAGCTAATGGGGGAGCTATAGTTGGTGACTCAACTTTCTTAGTTCAGAAAAGAACAGATTTATTTAAAAAAATAAATGATGAAATAAAAGGGTTTACACCTTATGAAAGATTTTTATATTATGATGGGCAGAGTGAATCAACTGCTTCAGCTCCTGGTTTGGGTAAAAATTATACTGATTCAACACCAGTTAACTTACTAAGTGATGAAGGTACACAATTAAATGCATTTGATGGTTTTGATGTTGTGTATAAACACACAACAACGAATATGGGTGATGACACAAGAGTAGATGTATTTAATGGTAAAAATTTAATTCAAAACAAACCATTGTTTAATTATAGTGGTTCTATTTATTTATCATTTTTATTAAAAGGTGATGAATTTATTACTAGCTCAAAGGGTGGTGAATTTGGTGGTCCTGGTTTAAGATGGGATAATGTTCAAAGCAATATGACCCACAATGGATTACCTGTTCAATTACCTAACGATTCTCTTCACCAAAAACTTATACAAAATCCAGCTATAACTGGAAGTGAATATAGAAGATTTATTTATGAAGCATCAATGTCATATTGGGCACCAACCAATGTAGCCAATGGTGATGGTGTTCCTATTGATTTTGATATTGGAAAAATAACAAATTTTGCTAACGGTTCAACACACTATACAATTTTAAGTAACAATCCAAAAACAGGTTCTAATCCGATAAAAGATTCAACTGGTAAATATCCTACAACAGTCATAACACAATCTGGTATTCGATTTACCGGCTCGTGTATGCCAGCTGGTGACCCATTTTTTGTAAGATGGGCTAATGTTGGTAGTGGAAAAACAACATCATCTTTTATAACTAATGTAAATGTAACTTTAAACAATCCAAATAATGTTTTACCATTTGATACTGTGTATAAAACAACTTCAAATGATTTTACCACTTGGTATAATGCATTATTAACAAAAGCAGAAAATTTTGATATTGATAATATCCATTCATTTGAAAACAATTTACCTCTTTATATACAAAATAGTTCTGAATATAATGATATGAAAGATTTTCTTGCACTACAAGGTGAACAATATGATTTAATTAGAAATCACATTGATTCAATGGGAACAATCCACAAAAGAGGATATAAGAAAACAAATTCACCACCTGATAACACATTACCAATGTTATTATCCAATATGGGTTGGGAAGCTATAAATCCATTTAGTGGTAATTTAACAGATACATTGGGACAATATTTAACTGGTGTAACTTCAATTGATGATATTAAAAATCAAACTTGGAGAAAAACTCTAAATAATTTATTATACATATACAAATCAAAAGGAACAAAAAATTCAGTAAGAGCATTGTTGAACACTTATGGTTATCCACCTGATGTTTTAGAATTTCAAGAATTTGGTGGTTCAACGGAGGAGTCAAACCCAAGAATTTTTGTAAATACTCCACCATCGGGTAGTGGTATTGATTTATCTTTAGATACTTCAACTGGAAGTTTTTCCTTTACTTCAAAAAAAGAAAAACTTTTTAATTATAACTTTTCTTCAGTTAACAAAAGAATTTTAAATTTAGATTGGTGGATGGATAGTGCGAATATAAATACATTTGAATTTATTTATAAACACAATAATACTACCAATACACAAACAATTCTAAAATCAAGTGGTAGTGGTGCTCAAACATTATGGGATTTAAGATTAATCCCAAGTTCTGATGGAGTTAGTTCATCATTTGAATTTAGATTAAGTAATTCTCTTACAGGTTCTCTCGCTATAGCATCAAACGCAGTATCAATGTCAACTAACTATTCAAATATGTCAGATGGTCAATTGTGGAATGTAATGTTACAAAGAATGACAAGTAGTACTTCAACTAATATTACAAATGAATATAGATTACATAGTTCACTTCAAGAAGGTAAAAAAATAAAAACTTATAACTATGTAACAATGTCATTATCAGGCAGTGGAACGGCGGGTGATAAAAACGCTTTGGCTAATAAAAATTGGATGTCAAGTGGTTCAAAACATGCATTATCATCATCTAATTTATTTGTTGGTGAGATATTTAGTGGTTCACTATCAGAAATAAGAGGGTGGTCTACAGCATTAAGTACATCTAAATTTAGACAACATACACTTAATAAATTTTCTACTGTTGGTAATACAATTAATTCACATAAAAATGATTTAGTTTATCATTTTAAATTAAATGAAAATTATACAAGTGCTTCAATATCAAGTTCAACACAAACAATGAATATTGTAGATGCAGCACCGACAACTACTTATTTAGATTATACTTTTACAAAAGCTGGAAGTACATTTAATACGGGAAGTGTATATGGATTTGATTTAATCGAAGTTACAAAATTAACTTTACAAGATAATGTTTCTAAAGCAAATGACAATAATATTTTAATAAATCCTAAAAGAAATGTTGTTGGAGATTTAAGTCCTATCCAATCAGCTGTAAAACTATTAACACGAGAAAATAGTAAACCATTATTTAAAACATCTGAAAAATTAGAATTATATCGTTCACCACAAACATTTGTTGACAATTTTATTATAGATAATTTAAGTGGATTTAATTTAGAAACTCTATATGGAAATCCAAGAAACTATTACTCTCATTCATATAATGAGTTTGATACATTTAGAGATGAATTTTTTGAAGCACATCCAATATCTGTTGATACAAATAAATTTATAAGAGCTCATGAGAATATGTTTAATTCTTCTATTGTGGAAGGAATAAAGACAGTAGTTCCAGCTCGTTCAACATTTAGTGATAAAAATTCTAACTTTGGTGTTGAGATAAAACCAACTATTTTAGAAAAACAAAAGTATGAAAATGAAGAACATAGTGTTGAAGCAAATCCAAATACTCGTAGTGGTAGTGTTAATCCAGTAGTTAGTTCCCCAACATCAGAATACATAAGACCAAAATCAGGTTCAGCTAGTGTTAATGTTACAAATACATCAACATATGAACAACCAAAAAGTGGTTCTATAAGTGCTAATGTTACAAACACAACAACTTATGAAAGACCAAAATCAGGTTCAATAACAACAACACCATCATTAACGGATTCATCAGTTCCAACTTCAAAAGATGGAACAATTGATTACGCTTCAACAGCAAATGAATCTTTTGTAGATATTCATAAAAATTGGGGAACAAGTTCAGCTGATGTTCAATTTATAAATTATTTTGAAAGTGGTTCAGAAGCAACATTTAATACTTATCATATTGATACGAGAGTTATATTTCATGCTGTTGGGGATACTGAGTATTATTCAGCCTCATTTGGAAAAGCAAGTGACTTTGGTAATTCATCAAGATTTTATAACAGATTATATTTAACGGATAATGTGAATGGTTCAGTGACTTATGATAGTAAAAAGTTTGCAACAGGTGCAGGAATTGTAACTGGAAGAATGATGGGTAAAACGAGATATTTTTCTACTGGTTCTGATGGGAATATTATTTTTCCAAGAAATCATGTAAGTCGATATGTAGACCATTATATAACTAATATGAATAATGGAACAAAAAATAAAAATCCAGGTCAATTAAATGTACAATATGAAGATTATTCTACAGCTTCATTCTACAGAGTAAAAGTAACTGGTGGTGAAAATGAGTTAAAAGTTGGTAGTGGTAATCCAACAATAGATAATAATAATAAAATAATTTATGGTTAATTTAAATTCGAGTATTTTTTCATTTTATTTATATTTATATATGAATTAAAGTATTTCGAAATTAGGAGATAAAAATGGGATATTTAGATAACGGTTCAATTACGGTTGATGCAGTATTGACAAAAAAAGGTAGAGAAATTTTAAAGAATGGTGGTAATTTAAATATTACTTCATTTACACTTTCTGATACAGGTGTGGATTATACTTTATGGAATCCAGACCATCCAAGTGGTTCAGCATTTTATGGTGAAGGTATTGAAAAATTACCAATGTTAGAAGCTAGTGTTCATAGTGAATATAATCTGAGAAATAGATTAATATCATTAAATCAAAACACAACATCAGTTCCTGCAATTCAATTAGGTAATTTGGACAGTGCTGATGGAACTATTTTAACACTTAAAGAAGGTAAACAAACTGCTAGGATTTCTGTTGATTTAGTTGGTTACACATCTACTGGTAATGTGACACTTGGTGGATTTCAATACTACTTTGTTATTCAAGACCCAGCACTTATCTCTACAAATTCTTCACTTATGAGTAATTTAAGTGGAACAAGTAGACAATTTTTACAAGAACAAGACATCCCATTTGCTCAACAATATGGATTTAATGGTAACGCATTTGATTTAAGTGCAATTCAACAAGACACTGCAGGGAAAGAAACAAATGTTTATGTAGTGCACATTGAAACTGGAGCTTATAATTCATTTAGAGTAATAAACAATGTTACTAAAAATGTAACAGCAATAAGAACAACATCCATTGGGTAAAATAAATTAGGAGATATATAAATGGCTATAGCTGGAGGAAATATAAGTTTAGATTCAACGGAGGGTATGGATAAAATAACCCAAACGGAAAAAGTAACAAGTCCATATTTTTCAAATGGTGCCGCAGTTTTAGCAGCTGCTAATGTGGTTTCAACATCATTATCAGATACAAATGAAACTTACTTTTTTGGTATATCAAATTCCACAACACCAACTGTTGAAGAGTTCAATGTTGCGTTTGGTAGTACAGGTGGTCTTGGTTCAGATGATGATGCTAATGCAATTAAAGCTCCAACTGAAGCTATTTATAAACAATATGCTAATTTACTTTTAGCACCTACAGAAGTAACTGGTGGATTTTTTATTTCGTCCCCAGCAACAACAAGTGCTGTTGCTAGTGGAAAAGATACTGAAATATTTGTTCTTTCTGCTAGACGTTCAAATATGAAAGATAGAATTAATAAAGGAACTTGGCAAATAGCATTAAGTGGTTCAACCTCTGCAACTGCTGGGGCTCCAGCATTATATTTAAAAGATGATAGTAGTACAACAAATCCAACCGCTACACCTGTTGGTGATAGATATAATATTGTAAGTGCATCTTCTACCGGTGTTATCGCTGGTGCAGCTACAGTAAAAAACTTTGGTTTCTTTTATCCTGATATGGGAATTATGGTACTTAGTGCTAGAGAATTATCAGGTTCAATTCCAGGTAAACATTCTGAACTAAATGGTGTTGTAGCATTTGATTCAGCTTCTCAAAAAGGTTTTGGATACACTACAGCTGTAGATGCAAATAAAAAAACTGCTTTAAGATTTGTAAATTGTTTACAACCTACTGGAGCTCAACTTGAATTTAGAGATGAAGAAGACCAAGTAAGTGCTCAATATTTCTGTAGAGTTAGAAGTGGTCAAATGAATTTTTCAAATAACCCAACATTTATTTCAGGTTCATTAAATGAAGTAAGACAAAAAACAATGAAAGGTAATCCATCAGTATATATTACATCAGTTCAATTATATAATGCATCTGGTGATATGGTAGCTGTAGGAAATCTTTCAACACCATTGAAGAAAAACTTTAGTTCAGAAGCTACAATAAAAGTTAAATTAACTTATTAATGATAGGTTGCTATGCATGTATTTGGAGAGATTGATAAATCATCAACTATAATTGAAAATAATATTGTAAATTATACTCAAAACCTTACTACATCATCTCTTGGTGTTCAATCAAAAAAAATAACTTCTGGTTCAATAAACACCAACTATTGGGACTCACTAAATGTAATGTTTTATACAAGTGGTTCTCCTAAATATGAGGGTGAAACAAAATTTACAGCTCCATCAAGTAATATGTCAATAAAACCAACGAATGGTGAACAATTTCTAACTAAATATCACGGATACCCAAATAGTTCTTTAATCATAATTCCATCTCAGTATTATGGTGAAAAAATAAAAGAGGGTAGTTTTAAATTCACAGATATTTCAGGTTCTAATGCAGATAACAATAGTGTTAATCCAATAATTATAGATGATGGTTTTGGTAATTTATATTCAACTAATGCACATCATTCACAAAGTATAACAAATGCTTCATCATCTGATAATTACGTTGGTAATATATTTTATGATAAAGGTTTAGCAGTAATTACAGAAACGGGTTCTTGGAGTGGTAGTGTTAAATATTCTGATTTAGCTACAAACTATACATTAAAATTTGATTCACAACACACAATTACCACTCACGAATATAATGTTACTTTAATACCTCAAGATTTTAATTTAACAATGAATTATTCAATTAGAAATGTTTTGAGTGGAAGTACAGAACCACTAACTTTAGGAACACCATATGTAGCATCAACTTTTTCAAGTAGTGCCTGGCAACCATATATTACAACAATTAATTTGTATCAGAGGGGTGATTATGATACACCTGTAATTCAAGCTACTCTACCAAGACCAATTATAAAAAGTGATAAGATAAATACAAGATTTAAAATAAAATTAGACATTTAGGAGACAAATGGTTATATTAGGATTAGATGCATCAACGACTTGTGTCGGTTATGCATTCACACAAGATAAGAAGATTCTCGATATGGGATTCATCGACATCAAAAAAGAACAAACACCCAAAGATAAAGTTGAAAAAGTGCTTGAAAAATTGAATGAAAGTTCGTATATTAATGATGTACTTGATATTAATATTGAAGATAGTTTATCAGGATTTGCTGGTGGAAGAACTTCACAACAAGTTATTATCAAATTAGCTAAGTTTAATGCAATACTTTGTTTTATGTTAGAACACTTTGATTATAGAGTTAATAACATAAATCCAATGACTGCTAGAAAACAAGTATTTGGAAAAGCTAGAGTCAAGGGAATAAAAGCAAAAGATTTAGTTAAAATGAAAATTGAAGAAATGTACAATACCAAAAAATGGTGTAAAGAAACTGCACGGGGAAATTGGGATAAAAGGAATATCGATATGTACGATGGTTTAGTAATGTCACTTTATGAAAATAAAGCTTGACTTTAATACTAAATGTTTCGTATATTGTCTTAGATGTATAAATACGAATTAGTTAAATTATTAGAAAAAGTTTTATATCCAAGTTATGAAATGAAAGGTGGGGAACATGCTTTCCATTGTCCTTTTTGTAATCATCATAAAAAGAAACTTCAAGTAAACTTTGAAACACAAAAGTGGCATTGTTGGGTTTGTAATGCTGGTGGTCATAAGATTGGAATATTACTTAGAAAAATAAACGCACCTAAACAAATCATATCAGAAGTATTAAGAATACTTGGTGATTATAAAGGTGTTAAATATGAAAAAGATAAAAAGACAGAATATAATGTCAGTTTACCTCAATGTTATCAACCACTTTGGAAACCATCAACAGACCCATTATATAGAAATGCCATAAGTTATTTAAAGAAGAGAGGAATAGGTGGAATAGATATTCTTCGTTATTCTATGGGTTATTGTTCATCAAATGGGTATTCTAATCGTATTATTATTCCAAGTTATGATGCTGATGGTAAATTGAATTATTTTATAGCTAGAGATATGTTTCCAAATAGTAAGTTTAAATACAAAAATCCACCGATGTCAAAGGATACAGTGTGTTTTGAGATGTTTATAAATTGGAATGAACCTATTGTTTTAGTTGAAGGTGTATTTGATGCTATTGCTATTAGAAGAAATGCTATACCTTTATTAGGTAAGTTTCCAAGTAAGACATTGGTTATGAGATTAGTAGAAAAAAAAGTAAAAACAATATATGTGGCATTGGATGAGGATGCTAGACAAGACGCAATTAAGTTAAGTAAGTTTTTAATGGATTATGGAATTTCAACATACTTATTAAATATGAAGGATAAAGACCCATCAGAATTAGGTTTCACAAGATTTTGGGAGTTACTCAATACAACTCAACAATCAACATTTTCAGATATTATAAAAGGCAGATTATATGGTTAAAACAATTGCTCATTTAGCAGATATACATATTAGAAAACTACATAGATTTGTAGAATACAGACAAGTATTTAAAAATCTATATAAACAATTAAAAGACTTAAAACCAGATGCTATATACATTGGTGGTGATGTAGTTCATGGAAAATTGGATACCTCACCCGAAGAAGTAAGAATGGTTGCAAACTTCTTTTTAGAATTATGTAAGATTGCTCCTACAATTATCATACCAGGTAATCACGATTGTAATTTAAATAACAAATCAAGAGAAGACACACTTTCTCCTATTATTGATTTAGTTAAAAAGATTACACCTAATTTACATTATTGGAAACAATCAGGTGTTTATACAATGGATAATGTTGACTTTGGTGTTATGTCTATATTTGATATTGATAAAGAAGGTAAACAATTAACAACAGGTTTACCTAACCCTAAAGATATGGGTGATAACAAGATTGCACTATTTCACGGTGGAGTGGATAAACACTTTTATGATAATGGATTTCAAGTGGAAGACGATAGAGTAAAGGTTGATACATTTCAAGGTTATGATATGGTGATGTTGGGTGATATACATAAAAGACAATTCTTAGATGTAGATGAAAGAGTTGCATATCCAGGTTCTTTGATTCAACAAAATTATTCAGAAGAACCAAGTCACGGATTTCTATTATGGGATGTAGAAAAAAGAAAAGCTGAATATCATCAAGTAGAGAATGATTATGGGTATAAAATACTACAAGTGGTAGATGGTGTGATTCAAAACAAAATGAATTTCATACCACCAAAAGGTAGTATTAAGATAAAGTATACAAATACAACATTGGAACAAATTAAAGACATTCAAATGGATGTAAGAAAGAAGTATCCAAAGCTTAAAGATGTTGTAACGGAAAGACAAGATAATATTTCAATTGGTGGTGATAGAGAGAATAAGTTGGACATCGGTGATGTAAGAGATATTAATTATCAGAATGAATTAATTGAAGATTTCTTGAAAAGAAATGTTGAAGGCATACATGAAGAAACAATTAAAAGAGTACAACACATAAATGATATGACGAATAACTCACCAGAAATATATGATGGTGATATTACAAGGAATGTGGATTGGAAAATTAAATCATTTGAATTTGACAATATGTTTTGTTATGGTAAAGGAAACAAAATAGACTTTACTAAATTGGATGGAACGGTTGGTGTAGTTGCTCCTAACCATAGTGGTAAATCTGCTATAATGGATGCTATTGCATATACAATCTATGATGTATGTAGTAGAACTAATCGAGCGTTGGATGTAATGAATAAAAAGAAAACTACATTCAGAGCTAAATTGAATTTAGAAATCAATGGTATGGATTATTGGATTGAAAGAGATGCAACTTACAAAAGAGTGAATCATAAGAATGGTAAAGTATCTCATCAGTGTCCAGTTAAGGTTAAGTTCTATATGATAGACGAAGGTGGTGAAGAAGTGGATTTAAGTGGAGCAGCCCGTTTTAATTCTCAGTATGGTGGGGGAACTAATGAGGAAATCAAGAAAGTGTTAGGAACATTTGACGACTTCATCCTTACCTCGTTATCGCTACAAACCAATGGTATGAACTTCCTTGACAAGAAACAATCTGAGCGAAAAAAAATTCTTTCTACTTTTATGGATATTGAGGTGTTTGAACAACTCGAAACTATAGCCAAATCCGATTCAAATGAAGAACGAGTTATGTTACGACAATTCCAAAAGAAAGATTCATATAAAGAATTAGGTACTATTAATCAACGAATCATTGAAATGGAAAAAGATGAAGATGAATTGAATACAAAAGATAAATCAATTGGTAATAAATTAACCGAATTAGAATCTGATAAAATAAATTTAGTTAGAAAACTATATAAAATAGATGAAACATATGATATTGAAGAATTAAAAACTTTACAACAAAACCTTATATCTGAAAAACAAACTATTGAATCTCAACTTAAAGATGATAAAGAATACAAAGAACAACTTCGTCCAATGTATATGGATTATCATAAGAAACTTTCTGAAATAGATGAAGAAAAAATACAAGAAGATTATGAAAAATATAAAGAACTAAAAAAAGATGTTAGAGATTATGAGAATGCTTTAAAACTTAATGAATCAAAAACTAAATCTTTAAATCATCACAACGCAGATTTAATGAAATTTAAATACGATGAAAATTGTGAATTTTGTATAAAAAATGGTAAAGAACAAATACACGAACAAGATGAAATACAAAATAAAATAAAAGAATTATTTGATGAACATTCTAATTTAACTGCTCATTATAAAAAGTCATCATATGGACTTGAAAAGTTAGGTGATGCAGAAGAAAGAAATCGTGAGTTTAAAATATTCTCTGAAGAATTAAATCAAATACAACACGATGCTGTTAAGATTGGTGGTAAGATTTCTACACAAGAAAGTAGATTAAATCACATTGAAAGTGAATTAACTACATTGGAATCTAATGTAAAAAGATACTATGAGTTAGAAGAAAAGATTGAAAACAATAAAAGATTAAATGAACAAATATCTAATTTAACTTCTAAAATATCTAAACTACAAATGGATTCAATATCCATAGATAAAGATTATAAAAAAGTATTATCAACACTATCAGTTGCTAAAAACCAAAAACAACAAATAGAAGATGATATTCAAAATCTTGTTGATATAGAACAAAAGATATTGGATTATGATTTATATCTTTTAGCTCTTTCTAAAGATGGTGTTCCTTATGAATTAATCTCAAAAGCTATTCCTTCGATTGAACGAGAAATCAACAATGTATTAGAAAATATGAATGCTGGTTTCCATATTGAATTAGAGATGAAAGATAAAATGATTGATGCATTTATATGTTATGGTGATGATAAATGGAATCTTGAATTATCATCAGGTATGGAAAGATTCGTATCTTCTCTTGCTATTCGTATTGGATTAATCAATGTATCAACATTACCTCGTCCAAACTTCATAATTGTAGATGAGGGATTCGGTGCATTGGATTCTGATAATATTGCTAATATGCAGGGAGCATTTCAATACTTGAGAACTCAATTTGATTTCACAATGATTATTACTCACTTGGATACAATCAAAGATTATATGGATACATTGATTCCAATTAATGTAAACAATGGTTTGAGTAAAGTGGTGATGAATTAAAGCTTTAAAATTCTATCTGTGTCTTTAGGTTCGTTTTTAAAATAATCAAATAATATTCTTGATAGATTTGCTGATATAGTCAATCCTCTTGACTTACTATCATTTATAAGTTTACTATCTATTATTTCAGATATTGATATTGACCTTATTTTCTTTTCCATAATAAATTCCTCTATTTAATAATAATTATTAAGAATTATTAAAAATCAAAAATATAAATTCAAATAATTTCTTTATTCAATATTTATATATGAAATCTTATATGGAGAAATCTCTTGGAATTTAGTAGCACTGCAACATACGCGAATAGATATGATTTAGATGAAATTGATGTTTTTCTTGAAGGTAATTCAAACAATCCAATGTTTTTTAATATAAATGGATTGTCTGATAATTTATCATTTGGAAAACATTATTTTAACTTATCTATATTGGATTCAAAAAATCAAAATTATCAATTAAGAGAAAATTCTCGTATTCTTTTTGAATTTAAATCAAGTAATAATGTTGTATTGAAATCCGATGTTACCACTTTAAAACAAAGTAATGGTGTTGCTACTTGTTTTGTAGAGATATTAAAAGACCCATTAAGAACATATAAAGAAGTTCAAGATGGAAAGGGTACTTTAACTATTGTTGGTAGTTTAAAAAACAAACGATATGGAAGAAGAGCAGACATACAACGAATACCAAAAAAATTTATTGGCGCTATGAATTATAGATGTATATTTCCAATTAACATAAGAAAAAATTTAATTAATGCTGATTCACCAAAAGTTTTACAATCTAAACACGAAACCAAAACAGCTTTAGGACAATTCTCATTTGGTAAAAATAGTGTTCCAACTCGTAAAAATTCATTAACTGGTACAACTCACAATGTTAAAGGTAGTGCTATTAATATACCAATAAAAGGTAAGGCAAAATCATAATGCCAACTTATAATCTAAGAATATTATTAGAAAGTGTAGAGGGTAAAAAAACATCCTATATTACAAAAGGTGGTACTGTCGCTAGTTTTGTCAATACAGCTACAGATGGTTTTGCACTTTCCGCCTCTGTAGCATATGGTAGAATTACAGGTTCTGTTTCTTGTTCGTTTCAAAATGAAATCAAATTCACAGGTGATACTGATGCGACCAAAAAATTTAAACAAAACACACTTCTAAGTGCATCATTAAGTGGTAGTCAAAATACTGGTTCAATTGTATTCACATCATTAGATACAGAATACGATAGATTATTAAGATATAAATTCATAGGTGAAAAGGTAACTAATACTTTAGGATTACCAAGTGACCAATGGATTTATACAGACCAAGTTAGATTGCCAGTAGATGATGAGGCAAATATATTTCAAGGTAATGCAAATTTAGGTAATACGGTTGTTACTGATACTTTAACTTTTGCAGGTGGTTCTGATGTTAATTCTGATATTCCAATTTTAATAGATACAGGCTCGGATAGATATGTAAAATTTGTAGATGAAAGAGGTATTTCAGAAGTAGCATTAAGAATGGGTTATGATGTAGATGCAGATGTTTATGAAATAAGCGGTTCTGATAGTTTTACTGTAAACATTGGTGGTGTTGATAATATACTAGGTAATATAACAGCTAGTGGTGAATTTATATTTTCTAAAGATACCGATGGTGGTAATTCCATAATAACAATAGAAAATTCAAATACTGATACGGGAACTGATAAAGGTGCTGGTATTGAATTTAAACATAAAGATAATACTGGTGGAGGAGCAATTTCACAGCCGGCTGGTGCTATAATAGCTGGAAAAGATAATGCATATAATTCTTCAATCGGTTTTAATGCTTCAGTTGATTCAAATCTACAATTCTTTACAACACTTAATGGAACTGATACTGAAAGAATAAGAATTGACTCCAATGGGAATGTTGGTATTGGAACATCTGTTCCAACTGTAGCATTACAAGTAGCAGGTAATATAAGTGCAAGTGGTGATATAATTGGTAATAGATATATAGTTAATTCAACTGTTTCAAACATAACACAATCATTTTCAAGTGGTTCAACGATATTTGGTGATTCAGTTGATGATACACATCAATTTACAGGTTCTGTTTTATTAGGTCAGGTTGTTCAAATGACAGCTGCATCATCTACCGTTATTAATACATTTAATACATCAAGTTTTCAAACTTGTAAATATTTATTACAAGTAACAAGTGCATCAAATATTCAATCAAGTGAAATGTTAGTTGTACAGAATAGTTCAAGTGCATTTAATACCGAATATTCACAAATAAATTCAGGTTTGAATTTAGTTGATTTTACTACAGATGTTAGTAATTCAAATGTTAGATTACTTGGTAATAGTTCATTTATTAGTTGTAGTGTGAAATTCGTTAGGACATTAATTTAAAAAATTTATATTTATAACATATAGACAATATAGTGGAGAGTGAAGCTGTGTCAAAAAACTTTAAAATAAAAAATGGTTTAGAAACCACCAATATAACTGCAAGTTCTAACATAAGTTCAAGTGGAACAATAACTTCTACTCAATTCAATGCTGGTAATAAACAATCTGTAAAATATTTTGCAAATGGTGACCAAATAAGATTTGGAAACGCCACACAAAAGACCTCTATTAGAGGAGCTACTGCGACAATTGTTCCTAACATAACCGCAAGTGGAGACATAAGTTCGAGTGGAACTATCACAGCAGCTACTTTAGATGCAGCAGCTGTTTCTGATGGATTAGCTGCAGCAATTGTAGCTGAGATAGATAATGATGAAATTAGTGGTGATAAAATTAATGGTGGAACAATTGGCTCAACTACAATTACTGCTTTGGCTGGAAATTTATCTTTAGGTGATAATAACATTACAAATGTTGGTTCTCTTGCAGCTGATAGTATTGTCGTTGATGATGCTGCACAAGGACTTAACATAACATTTGGTGGTAATACTACAAAAAATAAAATCACACTTACAGATAATTTGGCAGATGCTCTAAACATTACTGAAGGTTCAAACTCCTATATAAAATTTACAACTACAAATTCAAGTGAAAAAATATTAGTTAGTAAAGATACTGAATTTTTAGGGGATGTAAGTGGTTCTGCAACTTCAACTGGTTCATTTGGTAGATTAGAGGGTAATGGTGCTGGATTAACAAATGTAAGTGCTACTTTACCAGGTGGGGTTGTAAGTAGTTCAGCTGCAGGTTCATCACAAGGTAAATTTAAACTAAATGGTGTCGATGTGGATGTTAATGGATTGGGAACAAACGGAGACCCAACATTTGACACTCTTACTTTAGACGCTGGAGGATTGAAAGGTGTTGGAGCATTTAGTTCATCTGCTCAATTACCAAGTGGAATATTTAGTGCATCGGCTGCAGGTTCATCTCAAGGGAAGTTTAAACTTAATGGTGTCGATGTAGATGTAAATGGTTTAGGTACTGATGGTGATGTTACTTTTGATACATTAACTTTAGACGCTGGGGGATTAAAAGGAGCAGGGGTATTTAGTAGTTCAGCTCAACTTCCAGCTGGTTTAGTTAGTGCTTCATCTGCTGGCTCTTCTCAAGGAAAGTTTAAACTTAATGGTGTAGATGTTGATGTTAATGGATTAGGAACTGATGGTGATGTAACATTTGATACATTGACTTTAGACGCAGGTGGGTTAAAAGGAGCAGGAGTAATTAGTTCATCTGCTCAAATCGCTACGGATATAAGTGGTTCAATTGTAGAATCAAGTGCTTCATTCTCAACAAGAGTAAGTGCTAATGAAGTTGTTACTGCAAAAACATTAGTTTCAAGTTCAGCACAAATAAATTCTTTAATTAATGATACGATAGCTGCTACTATTGTTGGTGAAATCGATAATGATGAAATCCCAATCGCTAAATTAGCCTCTGATGCAATTACAATTGGGGGAGCTGGTTCAACTACATTAGGTGGAACAGCGACTGTAGCTAATATATTAAAAGGTTCTACCACAATCAGCTCATCAGCTCAATTCGGTTCATCTGATAATGTTCAATTTAATCAGATAACTGCTAGTGGAAATTTAAGTGCTAGTGGTACGACTACTTTAAAAACATTAACAATAAAAGGTTTATCAAATCAAGGTTCGGAAGCAACAGCTGTTATGATAAATGGTTCAAGTGTTGTTGGAACAAGAGAATTAGGTTCAAATGCTTTTACCTCAACAACTATTGGTACGACAACAAATGCACTAACTGCAGGTGATGGATTAAATAATGGTGGAGGAACTTTTACAGGAGCTACTGCAAGAACATTTTCTGTAAATTCAGCTTCAATTGCTCCATTTTTCTCTGCATCAATGAATAGTTTTACAACTATTGGAAATATAAGTTCAAGTGCTGGTACAGTATCTGCTGAACACCTTTTTTCATCGGATGACGCTGAAATTACAGCTGACTTATCTGTAGGAGGTGTTTTGAGTGTTGCTGGTGATATTCGACATATAGGTGATACTGATACAAAAATAGTATTTGGTACAGATTCAATTGCATTTAGAGCTGGTGCTACAGAATTGTTAAAACTTACAGAAGCCTCTACTGATACAATTTCATTTGGGGCTGCAATATCATCTCACATAACTGCTAGTGGAAACATAAGTGGTAGTAATGGAAATATATTAGGATTTAATAATATAACTATTGTTGGAACTGGTTCAGCTGGATATTTAACTGCTAATGAAATAAGTGCGAGTGGAACTATAAAGGCCGTTACTCTTGACGCAGCAGCTGTTACTGATGGATTAGCCGCAGCTATTGTTGCTGAAATTGATAATGATGAAATCCCTATTGCTAAATTAGCAGAAGACGCCATTACAATCGCTGGAACATCAACTGTATTGGGTGGTTCAATTACAGCTGATACAATCGCTGGACAGATAAGTGCAGACACAATTAGTGGTAATCAAATAAATGGTGGAACGATTAATGCAGTTACAATTTCAGACTTGACAGCTACAAAACTTAATGTAACACATTTCACATCATCATTTATAACTTCATCAACTATCCAAACCGAAGGTTCAAATATATTTGGTGACGCGATAATAGATACACATTTATTCAACGGACATATAACTGCAAGTGGTAACATAAGTGCAAGTGGTAATGGATTTTTTGATGATTTAACTGTTAAAGATGATTTAGTGGTTGGTGATGATATATTTCTCTCTGATAGTGTAGTACATAGTGGTGATACTGATACAAAAATAGCATTTGCTACTGATAAAATAACACTTGCAGCTGGTGGTGTAGATATGATAACCTTAACGGAGGCTACTACTGATACAATTGCATTAGGAGCTGCAATATCTTCACACATAACCGCAAGTGGAAATATAAGTTCAAGTGGAACAATTAAAGCAGCTACTCTTGATGCTGATGCAGTTACCGATGGATTAGCTGCTATCATCGTAGCAGAAATTGATAATGACGAAATACCTATTGCTAAATTAGCTGAAGATGCAGTAACCGTAACTGCTGGAACTGGTTTAACTGGTGGAGGTTCTATAACACTTGGGGGCTCAGCTACAGTTAATGTAATTGGTGGTGATGGTATAACTGCAAACGCAAATGATGTAGCTATTACAGCTGCTCAAACAACTATAACTTCTATATTCGCTACCGATTTAAAAATTGGAGAAGATGACCAAACTAAAATAGATTTTGAAGATACAAATCAAATAAACTTTTATGCTAATAATACAGAAGTAGCAGATATTAAAGATGGCGGTATTAATGTAAATGGACATATAACTGCAAGTGGAAACATAAGTGCGAGTGGAAACATTTTAACAAGTGGAAACATCACATCTCTTGGAACAATAACTGCAGAACAAATTACATCAACGGATGACATAACTGCACTTGGTGATATAAGTTCAAGTGGTACTTTAATCTCAAAAAATATAAATGTTGCTGAGAAAATCATCCATTTAGGAGATGCAAATACAGAAATAGCTTTTACAAGTGACCAAATAACTTTTACAGCCGGTGCTGTTGAAATGATTAGACTTGTAGAGGGTTCTAATGACGCTGTTGTTGTTAATGATTTAAGTGCTGATATGGATTTTAGAGTTGAGTCTAACGCTAATACACATATGTTATTTGTAGATGGTGGAAATAATACAGTTGGTATTAATATGGCTCTACCAAGTGCTTCATTAGACATTACTGGAGATTTAAGAGTATCCTCACACATAACCGCAAGTGGTAACATAAGTGCGAGTGGTGATGTAATTGCTCTTACAGGAACTGGTTCATTCGGTGAAATAAATTTAGAAGATAATAAAAAAATAAAAATTGGAACTGGTGATGATTTACATATATGGCATAATGGTTCAAATAGTTACATACAAGATAAAGGAACAGGTGCTTTATATATAGATGGTACTGAAATAAGAGTAAGAGCTCAAAATAATGGTAACACAATTGCTGTATTCACACAAGGAGCTGGAACAGAATTAAAACATAACAATTCTACAAAATTTGAAACATCTGATGGTGGTATAAATGTAACTGGTCACATAACCGCAAGTGGAGTCGTAAGTGCAAGTGGTGGTTTTGTAGGTGATGGTTCAAATTTATCAAATGTAAGTGCTACCATTGGTGGTAACACATTCGCAACAGATTTAAAAATCGGTAGAGATGCTGACAACCTAATTGATTTCACAACAGACAATCAAATACAATTTAGAGTTAACGCTGGTAATGAATTAAAATTAAATAATGCAGCTTTATTTCCAGCAGCTAATGATGGTCATTCGTTAGGTTCAGCTGGTCTTGCATTTTCTGATTTATTCCTTGCTGATGCAGCTGTTATTAATTTTAATAATGGTGAAATAAATTTAACACAAACTGATGCAGCATTGGTAATGAGTGGTTCGGGCACTACAACATTAGAGGTTAAGGGTAACATAACTGTTGATGGTAACCTATCTAATGTAGCTACAACTCACATAACCGCAAGTGGAAACATAAGTTCAAGTGGTGAATTATCAGCCAACACCGTTGTTGTTGGTAGTACCATAACTCATATTGGTGATACAAATACATTAATATCATTTGGAACAGATACTTTAACTTTTAAAGCTGGTAATGAAGCATTTATAACTATTACTGAAGATGGTTCACAAGACAATATAGTGGTTGGTGATGGTGGAGATATTGACTTCCACGTTAAAGCTGGTGGAAGTAATACATTGTTTGCACAAGGTAGTTCTCAAAATATTGGAATTGGAACGGCTACTCCAACAGAGAAATTGGAGATAGTTGCTGGTGGTAGAATAAAAGTAACTCCTGGAACTGATGCTACTGGTTCAATACTTTCATTGGCTAATGACCAAGATGTTTTATTATCATCACAAAACGATAGTGCTACTAATGACCCACAACAATTTGTTTTAAAACACAACGCAGGTGCTACTGAATTAATTAATAGAAGAGGTGATTTAATACTATCTGCATCAGGTGATATAACTACCACAGATAACTTAGAAGTTCAAGGAAACATAAGTGGTTCAGGTGCTTCAAACCTAACTATTGGTGGGAATGCAACAATTAATGGTAACATAGATTTAGAAGGTGACATTGATGTAAACGGAACAGCAAATTTAGATAACATTGATGTGGATGGAACTTCAAATTTTGCAGATAACATAACAATAGCTGAGAACAAAGCAATATTCTTTGATTCAACTGATACATTCATAAAAGCAAATACGGGTGCAGCTGAGGATTTAGTAATATCTGCAGATGAAGATATTATTTTAGCTCCTGATGATAATATACAAATTGAACACGGAGCAACAGCATATGCAGAATTTATGGGTGATGAGAGAGAATTAAGAATAACAGGTAATGTAAGTGCAAGTGGATTTATTTCAACAAATACAAATATAACTGCAAGTGGAAACTTAGAAGTACTAGGTAATATAAGTGGTTCAGGTACTTCAACTATAACGATTGGTGGTAAATTAATAGCTGGTTCTAAATCATTTGTAATAAACAAGCCAGAGGGTGGTAAGTTAGAATATGGTGTTTTAGAGGGACAACAAAATGATGTATTTTATAGAGGTGAATTAAAAGGTGATAATGTGATTTATTTACCTAAAGAATGGGAATGGTTGGTTGATGAAAATACAATTACAACTCAATTAACAAGTATTGGAAAACATCAAGAATTGTTTGTTAAAGAAATTAAAGAAAATAAAATATTTATAGATATAAATGGTATGTTTAAAACAAAAGAAAATATTCATTGTTATTATATCATACATGGAACAAGAAAAGATATAGAATTAATAAGGAATCATCAATGATAATAAAAATAAATTATGATAAATCTACAAAACAAATAGTGGTTTCAAATGATGTTAAACAAATAGTATTATCTGTAACGGATTCTACAATCATTGATACAAATGATGAGTTATCATTTGAGATAGCAGGTAATACAACAGAATATGACAAAATGTTTGAAACAAATCCAGAGGATGAAATGGAATAATGGCAGCTTTAACCTCAAATCAATCAGGTAATTTTACAGCATCAGCAACTTGGGGTGGTGCTACACCTGCAGATGGTGATACTTTCACTATTGCTGCTGGACATAGTGTTACTGCTAGTACAATAGATATGCCAACAAATGGTTATGGTGATATAACTGTACATGGTTGTTTATCTTTTCAAAGTGGAAGTCAGTTTAAACTTAATGGTAGAGCTACAATTTATGGTGGTGAATCAAATTATTTTACAGAAGGTGAATCCGATTCAGCTGGTAAGTTTGAAATGAAAGCAAATACTGAATTAGTTTTAAAAGGAACAAATTCAGAACAACATGCTATATGGTGTGAAACACAAACACGAACTCAAGTTATTTGTGAAGGTACGGATAAGGCATTAATCACAGCTATAAGTTGTTCAAATTATATTGATTACAATCAAGATTATTTACCTGTTATATCAGCTTCTAATTTTGCAGCTGGTGATTGGATTTCTGTGTATTCAAGATTTACAGGATATAAACATTGTGATGATGAAAGTTTTTGGGTTCACGATGTTGATACAACAGCAGGTGCAAACAAAATTTATTACAGACAATTCGTATCTCCAACTGCTACAATTCAAAGATTTGTAAATCCAAGAATGATACTTGTTGATAATGCAAAAGTATTTAGAGAAGGATACAAAATAATATTTGGAACTGGTAGTGATAGAAATGTTGTATCAATAACTGGAATTGACTTTTTAAGAAATTTTATTAGAATTGATGCAAATGTATCAGGTACAATAGCTAACTTAATAGGTAAAACAATTTATCAAACAGGAAATGAAAGAAGACATTTAAATGGACATGGGAAAGATTTACTTACAGATACAACTCCTTCAGGAACTCAACTTTTTGCAGCAAGTGGTTCACAAGTTAGAAGAAATGCAACCACTCTAACAACTGCTATTGAATCAGCTGATTCAACTGCAGATATTGTGGTGGGTAATGCTTCTGATTTAGCAGTTGGTGATGAAATTTTAATTGATGTAAACAATGATACAAATACTGGTTGGGATTATGACACAAAATATACAATCACTGCTATTGCTGGAACTACAGTAACATTAGACGACCAAGTTAGATATGTTCATAAAGTAGGAAGTTTAGTTACAATTCTTACAAGAGATTGTGTGATTCGTTGTGACGATGCTGATGATAGAGTTTTTGTTTATATTGAGAATTGGGGTAGTCTTGGTAATAATGCAGCTACGCGGCGTATTAGGTTTAAAGATGTACAATTCAAAGGATTAGGTGGAAATACAAACAATAACTTTTATAGAGCTGGAGTTTGTATTGCTGGATACAATGGTGGATTAGACCCTGATAGTACTGATACATTGAATTATGGTTATCAATCAGAAGCTACAAATTGTACTTGGGATGGTAGTGCGAATAATTCTAACGATACACATCGTGGATTTATGGTTAGAAGTTCTTGGGGTATGGAAACAAGAAACATTGTTTCATATGATGGTTATTACAATATGTATAATTGGGGTTATGGAGCACATGCAAAATTCAATGGTTGTTATATGACTCGTTCCGACCATACTGGATTTTTATTAGATAACAGTTCAGAAGTTTATTGTGATGTTAATTATATGTATATAACAAGAGTTGAAAGTTATGGAACAATATGGTATCATACAAGAGAAAATGTTAACAGAAGACATTGGATTATGTTAAACAATCAAGGTAGACCTTATTATGATTTTTACTCATCACCAAATCAACTTAATGATAGATTCCATATGGATGGTTTTACTTATTGGCCTTATATGGGTGATGGAACTGGTCCTGTATACTTTTTAGATTCATATATTAAAAACAGATGGGATGTAACAGCACCTGAGGGTTTCACACCAGTTCAATATTCAAATTATCTTCGTATGGCGTCACATCCAAGAACTGAATGGGATAGAACAACTGGAACAACAGGAAAAGCTGTGTATCAAGAATACAATCATGAAATAGATGGATTGGCTATGCAAATAGGACAATGTTTAAAAGAATGGGTAAGTGATGGTGGTTATTGGAAAGTGAAGTTCGGTGATGATAGTGCGGCTGGTGTGATGGATATTGTATATGTTCCAGCAGGAACAACCGTTAGATTATCTTGTGAATTACAATCCGTAGGAACGGATGGTAATTTTACATATCCAAGATTAACAGCAAAAATGAGTGGTGATTATAAAATGGGTAGATATAATCTCGGTGAATACGATACAACTATATACACAAGTACTAATAAACCAAATCCAAACAAAAGTGTTGGATTTCGTGAAGATGTTGCATATACAAATGCAAGTATTGGAGATTTTCAAAATAAAACACTAACTATACAACCACAAAAATGTGGATTTTATTTACTTTATGGTGTAAGAGTTTCAAGTACGAATACAAGAGAAGAACACTTTTTTATTAAAGAACCAATTGTTAGATTTGATAAAGCAGGAAGTGCAGAGGTTAGATTAGATAGAAATACACCAAACAAACCTGTTGTAAGAAGTAACTTTAATACGATTAAAAAAAGAATTAGTGGGAGAATATAAATGGCTAGTGATGTACTGATAACACCCTCATCGGGATTAATACAATTTTCAAGTTCAGCTGGTTCTGGTTCAGGACAAATAAAAGCTGATGGTGATGATTTAGTCATCAGTAATGTTCTTGGGGATGTATTGTTAGGTGATGGTGCTTCTGATGTTTTTATTGGTGATGGAACAAATAATGTAGATATTGTATTTGAACAAAATGGTGAAATTAGAGATGATGGTAGTGGTAAAAATATTATTTTTGGAAGTAAAACCACTAATGTTTTTATATCTGGTTCTAACACTGTGGCTTTACAAAGTGGTGGTGGTAATGTTGGTATTGGAACAGCAGGAGCTACTTCACAATTACATATATCAGGTTCAGATAGTAATCAAAAATATCTTTTAATAGAAAATACTGCTGGTACGGATGTACTTATTGTAACCAGTAGTGGTAATTTTGGAAAAGTTGGTATTGGAACACCCACACCACAAAACACTTTATCAGTTTCAGGTTCAATGACTGTATTTACTTCAAACAATACATCAAGACTTACGGTTGGTGAGGCTGATGATAGTGGTGTATCAAGTGCTAATTCTTTGGTTATTGAAACCACTGGTGCGAGTAATAAATCACATACTTTTACTGTTGGAACAGGAAATGATTATATTGTAGAAGCCTTAGGAAATAAAGCAGATGTTCATTTATCAGCGAAAGGAAGTATAAAATTTGGTATAAATAATGGAAGTGCGTATAATTTTACTGAGAAAATGATGTTAACTGGCTCAACAGGAAATCTTGGTATTGGAACATCAACGCCCGGTGAAAAATTAGAAGTTATTGGAAACATAAGTGCAAGTGGGTTCGTATCTGCTTCTTCATTTAGTGGTGATGGAGCTGGATTATCAAATGTAAGTGCTACTGTTGCTGATGAATCAATAACTCTTGCAAAATTAGCACATGCAGCTGCGAATACAGTTCTTGTAAGAGATGCAAATAGTACAGGTGACCCATCATTCAAAGCAGTAACAAACACTCAAATTTTAATTGGTGATGGAACTGGTTTTACTGCCGCAGCATTAAGTGGTGATGTGACAATGACTAATGGTGGTGTAGTGACAATTGCAGCAAATTCAGTTGAAGGAACAATGTTAAACACAAATTCAGCTGATACTTCGACAATGGAATTATCATCTGATAGTTTATCAGTATTAAAAGTACCAAATGCTTTAACTGCAGGTGCTGGATTAAACAATGGTGGTGGAACTTTTGATGGAGCTGCAGCTAGAACATTTTCTGTAGATTCAGCTTCATTAGCTCCATTCTTTTCTGCTTCAATGAATGATTTTACAGCTGCAGGAGATATAAGTGCAAGTGGAGCTCTAAAAGGCGCGAGTTTAGATATAAATGGTAATGCTGATTTTGGTGACGGAAACATTACAAATGTAGGAACAATAGATGTAGATTCAGTTAGAGCTGACACTGCAACATCTGTCCTAATTTCTTTAAGTACAGGTGGAATACAATTTAATGCACAAGCTGGAGATACATATACATTTAATACAGGTGAAGTAGATGCGAACTTTGCCTATATGGATTCAGGTGAAAATGAACTTATATTTGGAGATGCTGGTTTATCAAGAGTTGGTATTTCGGATACAACACCTGTTTCTAAATTAGATGTGGGTGGGGATTTAAATGTTCAATCACACATAACCGCAAGTGGAAATATAAGTTGTAGTGGAAATATCATTGGTGAATTGACTGGAATAGATGGGGATGTAACAGGTGTAGATTCAATTCTAAATACTGGTTTAAAAATCGGTAGAGACTCTACGGATTTAATTGATTTTGCAACTGCTGATAATGTTATAGGATTTAGAGTAGGTAACAATGATGAAATGAAATTAAACACTACTAGTCTACAACCTGCAACAAGTAATGGATTAGCTTTGGGTGCTTCTAATAGACAATGGTCAGATTTATTTCTTGCTGAAGGTGGAGTTATAAACTTTGATAATGGTGATGTAACTTTAACACAGACTGGAAATAATCTTACAATGGCTGGAGGTTCATTATCAGCTTCAGGTGATTTTGGTGTTAGTGGAACCGCGACAATAACTACAAATAAATTTAATAAAACATCTAATACTGATGCTGACCATCAAGGTGATGTGGTTTTCTTTGGTGGAACAACATCAATGGATAATGGTAAAATTTATCATTACAAATCAGATGGAACTTGGGAGTTAGCTGATGCTGACGCCGTTGCAAACTGTGATGGTTTATTAGCTGTTGCTTTAGGAGCAGCTTCAGATACAAATGGAATGTTGTTAAGAGGTACGGTTACATTAGACCACGACCCTGGTGCGGTTGGTGATGTATTGTTTTTAGCTACGGGTGGTACAGGACAAGCCACAGCTACAGCACCATCAGGTAATACTGATATAGTTAGAGTTGTTGGTTATTGTTTAGATGCATCAAACGGACAAATTTGGTTTAATCCTGATAACACATTTGTTGAAGTGAGTGCTTAATGAGTAATTGGTATGTATCACAATCATTAGTATTTGAATCTGATAAAATCACAATAGATGGAATGGATAATGAAGTTATGATGTCTTGGGAAGATGATGTAATGTCAGCTTCTGCAGCTTATGTAACCGAAGGTGGTGGAGACATATTGGAAATAGGTTTCGGTATGGGAATATCAGCTGGATATATGCATTCTCATAGTATTGATTCTCATATTATTGTTGAAAATCATCCTGAAATAATTCCAAAAGCCGTAGAATGGGCAAATGGAAAATCCAATGTAACCATTGTATCTCAAAGTTGGTATGATGTCAAAGATTCATTAGGAACATATGATGGAATATTTTATGATACTTATGGTGATGATAATGCAAAACAATTTTCATCAAGTTTATCCACTTGGACAAAAAGTGGGACAAAAGTAACTTGGTGGCACGACCGTTCAAACAATAGGTCGAATTATCATGGTATACAAAATGTTACTTATAAATCAATAAATGTATCTCCACCTTCAAATACTTATTTTACAGGTAGTACAATTTATTATTTACCAATGAAGGAGTTTTAAATGCCAGATTCTACGATATTTGCACTTGGTGGTGCAGGTGGTGATGCAGAACCAGATAGTTATGTTGAAAACTCACTAAGTACAATTGTAGGTGGGGCAAGTTGGGCTCAATTGATAGGAGATTCTACTGGTAATAATCACAATAATACTGCTGCAAGTTTTGATGAGGGTATTCATAATGCAAAGTTTTTTGGTAGAGGAACTTCCAATACATGGGAATGTAATAGGTCTTTCTTTGCATTTGATTTATCAGGTGAATCAGGTACTGTAGCATCTGCTCAATTTAAAGTATATAGTGATAATCTTGGTGATACTGGAACAGACCAATCAACGGTTTATCTTGTTAGTTGGAATACTTTAGATGGTGATACTGGTGATTTTGACCGACCTGGCACTATGACTAATTATGGTAGTACACAAATATCAACCACAGAAGGTTATCATACCATAGATATAAATTCCGCTGGTATAACGGCTATAAATAGTGCAGTAGGAAGTGGAATATTAAATACAGGTTTAATAGGTAACTATGATAAAACTGGTACTGACCCAGGAACTTCAAACGAAGTAAAAATTAAAATATTTTATGCAAATAGTGCGGGAACAAGTAAAGACCCTAAATTAGAATTAACCCTTGCTACATCAGGTTATAGTCATAAAGTTGTAAGTTTAGCTGCTGGAAGTATTGGAAAAGTAAATGGTGT